GCTCCCCGCTGGTCGATTCCACCTTAAACGGAATACCGCGAAAAGACGCGGTTTGCAGCCTGTCACGCCAGCTTTGCCCGGCCATTAACGGGCACCCGGCATGGTCAGGCCTGCATCGACGTTGTAATTCATCAGGGGACTGTTATTTCTTAAGCGCTGGACTTTTACCGGTACATCACTGTCAATCTTGATGGATAACACGCCGCCGATATCCGTCTTACCAGCGGCTTGTTTAGCCAAGGTAGCCAGTGCCGGGGCTGTTGCAAGAGGTTGAGTATGGCTGCCGGTCGTCGGCATGGAAAATAAAGGCTCCCCGCCTGAAAACGGGTTTTTCAGTGTGGCAATGTTTTTTATGGCACGAATCACACCAGCTACACCATCAGTAATACCGGCAAATGCCAGTTTGATGCCATCAACAACATAATTAATGGCCGCCATTAAATTATTAACCAAGCTGTCTTTTATACTATTGATCTGCTCTTTAAAAAACGTAGATACCGCTTCCCAATTGTTGGCCAGCAACCAAATCCCTACAACCACCGCCTCAATGGCTACCAATAACGGATTAGCCAAGGCCAATGCCAGCAGGGCACCGGATAATACCAGCACGCCCTCGCCTACCATGGCGATAGCCAGCAACAACGGCCCCGCCATAATCGCTGCCACACCGCCAAATACCAGCTTGGCAAGATTGCCAAAACCACCGACTTTAACAGCCAAATCATTAATGCCTGCCCAGGCTTGCTCCGCAGTATCAGCAATTTTAACCAGTGTTTCATAAAGCTGTTTACCGTAAGCATCCACTTCTTTCAGACCTTCCGGTGTCTGTAAAAATGCCAACTTGTTAATAACGGCATCCAGCTTGCCCTTTAAAAATTCAAACGCCCCGCCGGAATTCATGAGCTGATTGACAAAGCCTTTCCAGGTATCCGTCAAGGTCGATATCATTCCTGTCCAGGTACGGCTTTGCTTTTCAGCTGCCCCCTTGGATGATGCAGCTATCCCTTTAAATAGCAGGATCATTTCTTTACGCCCCAACTGTCCCTTATGCATCATCTCCATGATTTGTTCCGAGTTTTTATGCAGCGCTTTAGCCATTAAATCAATAACCGGAATGCCACGCTGCATCAATATTCGAGAATCTTCCATCTGTAACTTGCCCAGCATCCATGCCTGGGTTATTTGCTGAGTAATCCCGATCATATCCTCCTGACTACCATTCAGTCGCGCATTGGCATCAACCAACGCCATCAAGGAGCCATTCATCGGGTCGATACCGGAATTTTTAAGCATGGTATAGGCACGCGTAGTCGTGTTTAGCTCCAGCGGGGTACGTTTTGCAAAATCAGTAATCCAGGCCATGGCCTTTTTACCTTTTTCAGCACTGCCCTCGGAAGCTTCCAGCGCCACTGCCAGATTTTCATATTCTGCCGCCACATCAATAAACATCGTTTTAAACGCCAAACCGGCCGCCCCGCCCATCATCGCCAGCTTAAGCGTCAACGCGCCCATCTCGGTACCGACCTGGCTTAACCCCCGCGTAATCTGACTGACACCCGTCAGGCGCAGCGAATTATTCAACGCGCTCCCCAAGCGCCGAACCGGCCCGTGCAGCGCTTCCAGCCGTGCATTCAGAGCGTTAAGCGGTGCGGACAGATGATCGACTACCCGCAAAATGACCGCTAAATCAAGGCTACTGCTCATTAATCCTGACCGCCTGACTGTGCCACATCAACAGCTCATCCATATCCATCGCCCATAATTCGGAGGGCTGAAAGTGGAAACAATAGGCGATATCTGCCATTACTTGCTGCCAGTTGCGGGGAGTTGCCCCAAAAAACCGCCAGCCACCCCGGCTATGGTATTAAAATCATCCACATCCAGCTGATCAACGGCCGACAAGGGCAACTCGGCCAGTGCGCCAATCAAGGCGGCAATCTTGCTGATTTCCCCGGTCGTGCCATCCATGGCCTTCATATGCTTCAGCTTGAGACGCTCGGGCAGATTGATTTCGGTAACGGCCTCATCATTGCAAATAACCGGATACTTTAATTTAATAATTGCCATCCTAAACCTCCCTGCAAGCCATTGCGCCAAACGCAATCTTGACCTCGCCGTCAGCCAGCGACAACGCCTCCAGACACACCACCCCGGACAATACAAAGCTCTTGCCGCTATCAGTATCAAACGACGCCGAGCCTGCCACAATCGCTTGCAATTGCGTCAGCGACGTGGTGGAATCATGAATCAGTGTGCATTCCAGCCCCGGCGCTTCCACGCTTTCCTTATAACCCGCCACCCCGTGGTCCGAGGTCACCATTTCCCGCTTCACCGCGCCAAACTTCAGGGTAGCGCCCGGCTTGGACGCCAGCCGCTTGCCTGATACCGTAACAAAAACCCGTCCTGTAACCTGTCCCATATCGATTCCTTATAAAATAAATTGCACGGCTGCCGCAAACACATCGAACTGATTAACGGTATTCGGCGGAATAATGGCATTAACCCGGTTAACGTCCGTCGTAGAGCGCACCACAATCAGATCATTAATAAACTGCTCCAAATCCTCCAGAATACCCGCCTGCACCAGCTCCATTGCCGTGGCAATCAGGGTATTCCGGATCAGCTTGGGCGTGGCAACCGGTTGTCCCGGCGCAATCTTGCCCAATACGTCATCCCCGGCCAGCTTGTGCTGCGGATAATCCCGCAACACCGCAAAGCGGAAGGCATAACGCATATAGTCCACCGTCCACTTGGTATTAAGCTTCAGCAAACTGACATCCGCCATCCCGAAACTGTTGGTCTGGTAGGTCGTAATCACCTGCTCAATCAGCGCCGCACCGGCTTGATCAAAAATAAGCGGACTGATACCGTCATGCAACAGGTTGTTGCGTTCGGTCATCGTAAAGCGCTGGGCTTCGACCGGTGCCAGTACCGAGGGCAGACTGATAGACCTAAAGGGACGCGCCGGATCATTAGACCCCGCAAACTCCACCGCCGCCCCAAACTGAGCGGAAATGACCCACGGCAGGGTCGGTGAATTGTTCAGCCCGCTCAGCGTGCTGTGCGGGCTGTTGCGTGCCGTCCCCAGCGCGGCCAGAGCCGAAAAGCCGCCGTTGACATGCGCAAACACATGCCCGGTACGCATATCCGCCCCGCCCCAGCGGCTTTGCAATTCCGTTTCCAGCGCCGTCAAATTGGCAGTATCCGTCCAGCCACACAAGATGGTATAAGGATTCATCGTCGACATCGCCGTAATGGCCGCCGATACATCAGGATTACCGGTCGCTGTCACGCCAACAGCAATCACGGCCGTTAAACCGGCCGGTAAAAACTCGCCCTGATAATAATTAAAGCGCACATCGATGTTGTTGCCCTCAACGCCTTTATGGCGTGCGGTCAGCGTAACAACGCCAAGCGCACTGGTCGCCGTCACCGCACTATCCGGATCCGCGTTAATCGCCGTGGCAATTGCAGCGGCCGTTGTCGTCACCGTATCCAGAGCAATGACAGCGGCCGTCAAGCGGCGTCCGCCAACATATACAATAACCGTACCGGATGCCGTTGCACCGCCCGTCAAAGTAATGGTTTTGGTGGCCTGCGTACCCGCTACCAGATCATCCAGCGCCAAGGCCCAACATTCGGTGTAGGGGTTAACCTTCATGACCGCTTCAATTTGCTGGGCCAGCATCGAACCCCGGCCAAAGTAATTAACCCCGTCTTCTTTACGTGAAACACGGGTCAAGGCATTAGCCAAAACCGTACCGGTTGGCAGGCGTTGGCCCAGGATCAGTATTTTATGGCTCATCACCGGCAAACCGCGCACCGCTTTGGTGTGGTCTATCTCGAGGTAAGCGCCGGGAACCCGCAGATCCAGCGGGATGCTTAAAAACGTAATATTGTCAGCCATAACTTAACCTTTCACAGGGGTAGCGACGCGATTTATCGCATCTGCTGTAGAGACGGGCTTTAGCGCGTCGGCAGGATCCACCGGAGCCGCAGGTTGAGCCTGTACCAGTTCGTCAACATCGCCCTCCGCCAGACGGCGCAACCAATAACTGGACGCCATGACCGTCTCGCCTTGAGCGTGCAAATACTGCCCGTCCTCTTTGCGTATCGCCATGCCGTAAGCGGGTTTTAATAATACCGGTTGTCCTAAAATCATAAATTTCTCTCTAAGGTAAAATAATTGTGTCAGAAAGTGCAGGCTTGCCGGTCGTTAAATCAGGCGGTTCAGCCAGCCATTTAACGTGCTCGGCCCTTGTCTGAAACGGGTCAATATCATAATCGGCATGGAATTTTGTAAAATTACCCAGATTGCTGAAGGTTGCTGCATCAAGCCCCGCCAACAGCACCTCGGCCTTAACCGCCACACTGCCCGCACTCAGCCCCGCATCCGTCCACACCTTGCCACGGGCAAAGCTCATACTGTTGACATGCCACACCGTACTGGCTGTGCCGTAACACTCCAAAAACGCCGCCAGCCCGTCCAGTATTTGATACAGGCCAATAGTCACGCCATCCCCGCGCCGTGCCGCATCAAAGCTCCGCGCGTTACGGGCAACACACACACAATCAAAAGTGACCGCAGCCAGGCCCTGGACAACGTCGGTATTGCCCGCCACCACATAAACGCCCGGCGCACCGGCGGCAAAACGCTGGGCTAACGTAACCCCGTCCCCGTCCGGCATCGCCGCCACGACCTTTAAAAAGGCCGCCACCGGCGACGCCTGAATGGCCGCCAGCAACTCCAGCTCCAGCTCAACCAGCATTAATAGCCCCCGTCACGGCCAAACACCGTTGTCCCGGAAACAAACTGGGCCGCCGCACTGGCAGGCGGCGAGGCCGCGCCCGACACATTAGCGCCCAGGCTGATTTTGCCCGTGCCGACCTGCTCCAGATACTTGATCGCATCGGTATAAGCCATACGCACAGAATCTATCATCTGGTTTTTATACAAAAAATAGCGGCTGATATCACACGCCAGCCGCTCAAAATTGGCCGGAACCACCGCCAGCGGCAGCGGATAGGCCGTTAAATAACTGTTGATTTTAGCGTCGGCATCACCCAGCGCCTTGGCGACCACCGCCGCATCAATAACGCCCGGCGTCGCGCGGTCGGTCAGCTGGATCAGCTCCTGCGCCCCGATTTCCAGGGTTAACACGGCTTGAGTACAATAAGTCATAAGATTTAAACCGGTCTATTGTAGAGACGCGCTTTATCGCGTCTTTATACACTACACGCAAGGCGAAAGGTTCAAGGCGAAAGGCTAAGGGCGAAAGGCAAAAAAATAACCGTGAGACTTTCGCCCTTGGCCCTTGGCCCTTGGCCTTTCGCCTTTCGCCTTGAACCTTAGCCGCGATAAAGCGCATCGCTACGGGATTAACTTTAACTTGTCAGGCACCACCGGGATGGTGTCCGCCGGTTTGACAAACGGCAGGGGCGCGGAATCAATCGACTCGTCCCGGCCCCAGAGCGGATCGACATTAACAAACCGGGCCTTGGCAATGTGTGACCCTGACAATGTATTAGCCATATCAAATTTGCAATACTTAAGTCCGGTAGCGGCGTCTGTTACAACCGGTATGTCACCCGTTGTAACGCCCTCCATGCTCAGCGTGCAATGGGTAACCACTTGTCTGGATCCATCCGATATTATAAAAGGCGAGGCGATAACAGCGGGGGTAACCAGTAAAGCCAATAATATAAATTTTTTCATGGGTGTTCCTTAGTAGTTAGGGTTATCACAGGGTCAATACGGGCTGATTTAACTGAGCATTTAGTTTGACAAGTCTCGGCATTGCTATGCCGACCTTAAATACCGCGCCGACCGGGCCGGTCAGTGTTAAATTCCGGCCCACCACTGAGGCGGTGGTTAAATTGGCTGATATATCACCAAACACAATCGGCGGTGTGCATTCATGGATATAAGTGTTTTTTGTCAGTACTTCGTACCATGTTTGGTCATCAATGTAACATTCTATGTAAATTCTGCCGGTAGTACCTGCCGAGTCTCTAATATCTAGCCGCAACTGACCGCCGGTTAGCGTCGGCCAGTTAATGCCGTCAACTGACTCGATTAGCAAGTCGTACTCAATGCCGTAGATGTCGCCCGCAGTAATGCCCATAGTGCCAGGATTAAATGGCAACGTAAATCCACAGCCCTGCGATACCGTAGTACCTGCCGTACCCAACAATGTTGCCTCGAACGTTTGATAACGCTTGTTATTAATAAACTCTATTTTTGTATTAGCCAGCCCCGTACCGGTAGTCGTAAATCCGGTTGCCAGACCCGCCGTACTCAGGTCAAACAGGGCATTGGTTATAACATTAGTCCCTGCGTACCTGACTGCACGCGACGCTCCAAACAGGCTGGTTAGAATCTTGGCTTCTTCCTGACCTACAATGCGCTGCGCCTGCGTCAGTATGTGCTTACCTGACGAATCACAATACCCCGGATAAAAATTACCGGCAGCATCGGTGGTCAGACCGGTATATGATAAAAACCTTACATATTTATTGGTTAACGCATACGCTGCATACATGCTGTTTAGTGTTACCAGCGCGGCCCGCACCATAGCCGGATCAGCAACATCACCACCGCTAACAACACCCGAGTAGCCATGTATGCCGGAATCAATCACATAAATGCCGCCGCTGGTGATGCGTTTTATGATGGCAATATGATTGGCATAGCACGTTGCAACTGCCGCATCCATCGCAGCTTGTGTTGCATTTACGGTCAAATCGTTAATACTGCCTGCACGCAGTAGTACGACATCCGGTGCGGCCTGTATTAGAGAGGTTGTTGATCGGTCTTTAAACAAAGCACTTGCACTGGTATCACGTGCCAGCATTTGGGTAGTTGATTCGCCGCTGATGCCGCCGTTGAAGATAAGATACGCAAGCGGATAATAGTCAGACAATGTAAATTTAAATTTATCCGGGCATCTAAATTGGGTAGTTGTCAGGCCGAATACATTACTCTGCCAGTTTGCTGTAGTTGTACTAACGACCGTTAAATCGCTGGCACTGTTTAGCCCGTTGGCTCTGTTAAGGTTTCCTGATCCGCTAACAGTAGTAGATGCGCTATGGCAGGACGCGGTCGAGTCGCCGAAAGTTGCAACTTTAACAGGCGTCGTGCGTTGTATATTATTTACAGCCATACCCCCTATATACAGCTGAGTCCCGATTTTAAAATCACTTGCCCCTGCTGCAATAGCGGCAGCCAGGTTGGGGTAGGCGTTAATATTAACAGGACTGGCGGCCGGCGCAGCCGGTATCACAAACCCCGTCGCCGTACTCCCCGCCGAATAATTCCCCGCCGCATCAAACGCCCTGACGACTGCGCTATGCGTCCCCGCCGGAACATGCGCCAAATTGATCGCGGTGGTGGTACTGCGCCCGGCTTCGTTAACATTGCCGTCCAGAAACGCCGCATAGCCTGTCACCCCGGCGGCATCCGTTGAGGCAGTCACGGTCACCGTGACCGTCTCGCTGGCCAGTGCATTGCTAATAACCGGCGTGCCAGGGGCAGTCGGCGGTGTTATATCGGGGGCCGGGACTGTCCCGGTCAGTGGTGGTATAGGCATGGCTCAGTCTCGTTTTTTACCGGTAGAGACGCGCTTTAGCGCGTCTGCCTTAAAATTTATCACGTCTGCCGGGACAACCGGCTCCGCCACCCGCTTAACCTGCAACAGCCGGTTGGTACGCAGCACCGCCAGCTGCTCGTCGTTAAATTGCGTATCCGGCCACTCAACGGGCGTATCGGCATGGGCGACACCGCAACACAGATAACCCGGTATTTTTGCAATGATACGGATCATGACTTAGCCCAGTGCCAGAACCACAACCAGTTCCGCCGAGTTAAACCAGTAATTGGTACTGCCTGCGGTATATTCCGTCTTAAGCAGGGCGCGCGCGTCCGCTTCCAATGTAGGCCCCACCAATAAATGCGTAGGCGTCACATTAACGCTGGAGCCGTCCGGTTTGCACTGCTTCAGCATGGCCAGTCTGGCGGCCTGATAATTCGCCCCCGTCAGCGCCACTTTACCGGCATAGGCCAGCTGATGGAAACCAAAACCGACGTTATAACGGCCATCCACGCCGTATTTAAACGTCCGTGAATTAAACACATCATCGTTATCATCGCGGGTTTTCTGGACAAAGCGCACCTCCTGACGTTTTTGAAACACCAGCGGCTTCATATAAGTCCGTGATAAATCCATTAAAAACCAGGGTGACAAGGCACCGGCCTGGTAGTTGGAATAGCTTACATCAGCCCCGTTGGCATCATAGCCGGGATGGGTAGAACCAAAGAAATTCTGGCCGTCCAGCCCGGCAGTCGTAAAGGCCGTCAGCAGGGTTTTCCACACCAGGGTGTCAGCATGTTGTGCCGCTATCTCGCCCTGCATGGCAAAGCGGTTGGCATAAATGCCCAGCACGTCGTCTTCGATATCATCGCGGTCAACGCCGATGGTTTGCTCAAAATGTTTATTGACAATCTGGTAGCTGATCGCCTCCAGATTGTTGATTACCCGGTCACCCGTCCATTCCCGCATCCCCGGAATGTCTTTCATCCAGCCGTAATTCTCCATCTTGTGGGTGGACGCGACTTCCATCGCCACCAGCGGCCACTTGGGAGCAACGGACTCGATGCCCTTTAAAAACGCGGCCTGAAAGCCCTGACTCAGTGCGCGCAAGGCGCTTGATGTGATTTGCATGTGTTACCCCTTAAAAATGATTACAGGCCCAGCCCGATTTGTACCCAAACACTGCCATCAGTATCGACACCGACCACGATCCCGGCGCGGGAGCGGGTATTAGTGGCACTGGTCAACGCCACCGTCTGGTCATCGACGATCCAGCAATCAGCGCCCGTATTGGCCTGGGTAATCAGATCACCGGCTGCCGAGTTGCCAAACTTAAACTTGCCGCGCTTGACCCGGGCAATCAGCGCCCCGGCAGTGCCTGCCGAATTATCCCTGGTTTCGGCAAAGCGCCCGATGGCGACCAGACCGACCGCCGCAGTCCCCGGCGCGGCATAACCGCCGTTTAGTACGGCCAGACCGCCCTGCCAGCAGACTGTCGCGGCCTTGACGGGATACTCTTCAATCTCCCCGTAGCGTTCTTTGGTGTTGCGTTCTGCGCTTAATGCCGTCATTTCGTGCCTCGTTGCTTAACTATTTCATCATGGCTGATACCCAGTTTCGCGGCCACCGCCTGTTCTTCCGGGGTCGCCGCCAAAGCCGCCGGATCCTCATCAGCCGGGGCAAGGCCCCGGGACTGCATCCCCGCCAGTGCCGCAATCGGTTGTGCCGAGTCCAGATAGGCAGACAGTGCCGCCAGGTCTTTTTTACCCAGGGCAGTCGCCCAGGCTTTTTCGGATTCGCCGATAATCTTGCCCTGCGCCACGCCGTCTTCAATCAGCTTGTCAACCTGACCGGCCTGGGTAACCGCCGACAGTGCCGCCAGACGGCCGCGCAATTCGGTGACCACCGCGACCGGTGCGTATTGAGCCGGGTCGACTTCGGCACCGGCCGCCGCCGTCAACGCGGCAATCTCGTCATCTTTTTCCGACAGCAGCGCCGCCAGGCCGGTCGTGGTTCCTTCCGGCGTGGAAATGGCGGTTTTCAGCTTGTCCAGTTCCCGGAGAATCTCGTCGAGAGTTGCCAGCACGGGCAGGTTAAGCATATAGCGCAACCGTTCCAATAATTCATCTTGATCCATAATCGAGCCTTGTAGTGAGAGTTCAAAGTGTGCCGCCGCCAGATCGGTCAAACCGTCCAGCGCGGGATAATTTACCAGTGCCGCCATCAACAAGCCGGTCACCTCGCCGGTGCCGGGGTTATAACGCAGTACGGGCGAAATATACCGGTATTCTTTGGCTTCAATCGCAGCCGCAGCCGCCGCCGTCCATTCCACATCCGTCGCATACAGCCCGTCATCCGGACGCCAGGCCAAGGCCGAGAACCAGCCCGCCGCCGGTGCTTGTTGCCCGTTGGTTTTGCTGTGCAGGGTCTGGTGGTCGTAATCAATCAGAAATTTATCGGCCTGCAAGGTCGAGGCACTCAACAAGGCGTCGGCGCTGGCGGCATTCATCACCCATCCGGCCAAACCTTGCGGCCTGCCGTCACGGGCTTTAAACGTACCGGCAGGCAACAGCCTGATTTCGGCAGGCGCAGCACCGCCCAGCTCAATCAGCTGGGCAGACAGGGCAACAGTGGATTGGGGGTTTTTATTTTTCATGGCCGCAGTGTAAGACAGCCGGGGCGGGAATGCGTTAGGCGGGTATTCGTAACGCGGGCTAAGACGCGCTTTAGCGCGTCTAAGGTTCAAGGGCGAAAGGTTCAAGGCAAAAGGCTAAGGGCGAAAGGCAAAAAAATAACCGCGAGACTTTAGCCCTTAGCCTTTCGCCTTTCGCCTTGCGAATGGCATTTAAAGCCAGTTTAAAGCCAATTTAACGCGGGTAAAACCCTTAAGCCTGATACTGACATGAC